TTATATATATACTAGTTATTAGTTAATAAGTATTAGTTAAATATAATATAGTAAATATACTAGTTAATAAGGTGAAAAAGATATGTTATATATATATTATCTATGTAATAGTTATTATATTTATTAAATATGTTATATAATAGTAAATATATTGTCTTTTAAATATCTAAGTTCATTACTTTTAAACTTATTACCACTATCATCTATATCTTCTGCTGATAACTCTATTATATCAATAACAATATCTGCTGTTACATTCAGAAGATTTTCCTGCTCTTTATAAAACGTTTTAAGATGTTCTTTCTTTATCTTACTTTCACCTTTTTTTGTTTCTTCTCCATATTTTTTAAACAGTTTGCTCCTTGCTTTTTGATACAATTCTACATGTTCTAATATTTTATCTGAAAAAACAATAATTTTCAAGTTGATCTCTGTATTGAAAGCACAACCAAAAAACTTCTGCAAGGTTTTCATTCTAAAATCAATTAGCTTACCTTTTTCGTTTGCAAAAAACATCCCGTAATTTATCTTTACTTTTTTGATATCTTTCTTCTTTGTTTTCTTACCCACTTTTTTCCCCAAACTTTTCTTCTTGGTCATTGTATTATCTCCTAAAAAGACCTGTTAACTTGGCATAGCACCTAGTAAAATACTTGATGCACTATCCGGTATTCCTATCATCCTACTTATCGTAGGTTCTGTTTGTGTTACTGCTCCCGATACAGAATCACTTAACCATACAGGGGATTCCGTATTTAAATCCCATGCATTATTTGTTATTCTTCCGTATCTTATTACTGTTCTCGAATCATTTGCACTGCCATCTTCTGTCAATGCTCCTACCCAATAAGATGTATCTGTTGCACTTGCGATTGCTTTATATGCTTTTTTGTCTGCATTCTTGACATACATGATATGAGATTCGCTTGCACTCTCTCCTAACACCTTTGTATGCCTCCACCCCGTATCCAAGTTTTGGAAGTTCGTGTTTATGCTCTCTCCTGCGTTACTTGCCCCATCTGAGGGTAATTCAAACCCGTTATTGCCTGTTACCATCTATTTTCTCCTAAACGTTCTAATTTCAATTCTAAGCCCTCTTATGCATTTGTCAATACCTTTTTATCCTTTATTTTGCAAAAGCCCCTTACAATCGCTCTCAACCGTTTTTAAACGCCTTGTAGAGTAATATTGCAAGGGAAGTTAGCACTCCACCGCTTATAAGTACGGAAATTACCGTAAAAGCCCCTTTTGTCTTGCTGATAAATTTACTGTTCTTTTCCACCTTCTTTGTTACAGTTTTAACCTCTGTATGATATTTGTCTATCATTTCAAATTGATCTATTTGTGCTACTATCATCACCTCTCTAAACGCTTCTTCGCTAGGCTTCTTTGCATCCTTTGACATCTCTTTCAATCTCTCATATGCTCCGTTCATCATTTGCTCCTTTTATCCAAATGTATTGTTTGTGCCTTTTATCAAACTCTTCATAACTATCCTGAAAATCCAATAAAGAAAAAATAATATAAAAACAACTATTACAACCACCGCTATTACAACACCGAACACCAGCCATGCAGAGTTCTGGGTTTTCTCTACCTTGTTATTCACATCGCCCTCTACTTTTGCTATTTGGGTTTTCATGCTGTCCTGCCATGTTTCCTGTACTGTTTCGATATGCTTGTTGATAGTTGTCTTGAACTCTGTAAACATCTGGTTGAAGGTTTTCACTTCGTTATGATTACCTTCTATTTGTGTTTCCTGTTCCGATTGTTTCTTGTTTATCTTCTCTATCTCTTCTCTTGCAACCGTATCTACTGCTGGTTTTGCCGTATTACTCATTCCACACCCGCTTGTAATAGCAAGGATAATAAATATAAAAAGTAATACCCCCCCCGCAATAAACTTATCTCTGTCTTTTATATCGTATGACATATTATTTTTCCTTGACAGGCGGGTTGTCTCTTGCTTCTATTTCTGCAATCTTTTCCGCTACTGCATCATCTATATTTGTTTCTATCTCTTCTTCTGTTCCCCATTCCTCATCCAGACCAAATGCAACAGCATATTCTTTTACTGCTGATAATTGACGTTCTGTCATTTCCTTTTGATCTTCGTTCATTGCAACAGGATACCATATTGTATCCTCTGCTTTTCGATACACCGATTTTACGGTTTTGTCTATCGGATTAAATACTAACCCGTAACAATTGTCCGGCTGTGCCACTGCTTCTTTATCAAACATGATTTTCTCCTAATTTTTAAACCTCATAAATCCCTGTAATAAACTAACTGTGTTTCCTGCCTTTGCGTTGTTCCATTGTGCCGTAAGCGTTATATTCATATTTGCAGTAGTATCAACTGTTCCAAGACCTATAACTACCGTAGCGTATTCATCTACAATCAAATCAAGATGAATGGCTCTTGAACCTGTAGCCCCTATCGTTCTTTGGGTAGCGTTAGCGTCAAGATGCCAGTGAGCACCGGTTAATTGCTTTGCCCCGCTTACAAGAGTTGCCATAGTAACTCCCCCGACCTTAACTCTCAATGTGATAGTATCTGCGGCACTCGCACTATCAATCGTACCGTCTGCGTGCATCATAAACGCATTACCCGCAACAAGACAGTCAGCATCCATTCCGGCAGTCCATATCGTTGTTTCTGTCGTAGTGTTCGCAACGGTCACAGTAGATACCGCAACGTCAGATGTTCTGTCTATAGCTTTTTGAGTGCAGACATTTGTTATATATAATCTCCCCGCATCGTATTCAATAGCACCTGCAAGTGGAGTGCCAAGCAATGATCCGGGGTCTTTCATCACTATAGGTTTATGCGCCTCCATGCGTTCAGCAGCATCAGTCGAAACAAAATCAAAATAAGGATTCGCACCTTCGGCAAACCTCAACGCAACAGCAAGGTTATCAGGAAACTTCGCAAGGTTTTGTGTTGTGGCTCCAAGCCATGTTAAATCCTCATACAGACTTACACTTTTTCCGTTTGAGAATATTGTATCTGCGTTAATTCCTAAAGCTGTTGAACTGATATACATTGCCCCGCTTGCAGTCACTTGAGCGGATGCCCCGTCATAAGCAATGCTAAGTTCTTTTGAGCCGCCAAAATAAGCATGAACACCAGAACCCATAAATGTATCATCATTAAAATGTATATCGTGATCGGCTGTCGTTTCGTAAAAATCGTCACAGTATATTGCGCTATGGAATCTCGAAGCTGTTCCGGCATAGAAGTCAAGGAAGTTATCTGCATCAGAATCTATCTTTTCGGCTCCGTCTGTCTGTGTGAGGTAGATTGCGTCTGTTGCGAGAAGTATATCGTCAAGTGTTATCTTATGGCTTCCTGTATTCTCTGCTATGTGGTCAACAAGCATAACATTATTAACTGCAACATTCCCGTCCGGTTTGAAAGTAAAGCAAAGATTGCTGTTGGCATACCAATACATATTTGCATTTTCTCTTTGGTTTATCCATAGGTTTTTACTGTTATCTATTACCATTGTAAAACCGTCAGCCGAACCTCTGCCTGTACTATTCTGAACTAACTGAAAACCCCTTACCTGTGACGCTCCTTGGTCAATCGTCCAAAAATGCAACGGATTTGATAAGTTACTTCCAACCCCTGCATACGGATACCTTAATATCATCCCGTATTCTGACTGTGTATCATTCCACCAGAAAAATTCATCGTTGACCCCACACCCAATACGCCAATCCTGTGCATCGTTTCTGAATATTGCTCTTACCTGACCATTAACCTTGTCTGTTTCTATGACATAATCAATATCATTTGTTGCGTCATAAATATCAAATAATGCTGTGGCTGTTCGCCCAATACCGAAGCTTGCCCCCATAACATTTACAGTATTTCCGTCACCGTCAAAAACAATTCTTTCCGAACCGCTTCCAATCCCAATCCACCCGTCCTCTGGCATGGTAATATTGCCCGTCATTGTCAGACCGGATACATTAGACAAAGCCCCGTCCTCAAGATGCACTGTCTCTATATCTATGCCGTTGTCTGCTGTCAGTTCTGTGAGGGTATCTACAAGCACAGTTCCTATTTCTATTGTTTTGGTGCTTCCTGCTTGCCATGTTGTTGATAACGCACTTAAACTCATTGTAATCTGATCTGTAATAGATACTGTTGCTATTCCGTTTCCACCCAATATCGCAAGGCTATCGTTTGCACTATCCGCTGTTGTACTTCCGCTATCTCCGGTTATAGTTTTGTAAACAGATTGCACACCTGCCGTTGCTGATATATAAGCATTTATTTTACATAATATTGTATCTGTTGTTGCGACTATTCCTAAATCCACCCTTTTATTCGGATCACCTGATTCCTGTGTTGTTACTGCTCCTGCTGTTACCCAATCCAGATATATTGGCTTCCCTATATATGCGCTGAAATCCCAATTTGTATTTGTTATCCTCCCGAAGTGTCTGAAATATCTACTCGCTCCTGCACTCCCATCCTCTGTTAAAAATCCTATTGCATAACTTGTATCGGTAGCGCTTGCGATTGCCTTTTGTGCTTCACCGCTTCCATCTATATATCCTACCTGTGCCTCTGTCATATCCGCACCAAGTTCAAGATTAAATGTATGCCCCTTATCGGCTTTACCCCAATTTGTATTTAAACTTTCCCCCGCATTACTCGCACCATCTGAAGGTTGTTCAAATCCATTATCATCAGTAAGGGTAATCACTATATCACCTCCCCAAATTTATATTTATAATCTTCATTATACATTCAACTTTATATATATTTTATCTATATCATCTACACCCTCGTTACTGTTCAGGGGTTTTACTCCTAGATAAAATTCTGTTGTTAAACTTCCGAAATCTGTGTTGTTCTGTTCTTTTGTGTATTCGTATTCCGTTACCGCACTTCCAAGCACATGAGTTACAACAAATGCTTTTGCGTTATTGTAAACTATTACTTCGTAATCATCTACATCACCATCTACGAAACTGTTGTACTGCCAACTTCCCCATGACATCCTATCTATCCCACCTAATCTATATGTATCTCTCCACTTAATTGTTACATCGCTTGTATCTACCGTATATAGACTTCCTCGCAATTCGCTGTTATCGTATATTTGTATTCCGCTTGTATGTGTTGCTCTTTGTGTATCTCCTTGCACTGTATATTCAAATGTTTCTACATCTGCTAAATTTTGTTTTATTCCTCGGATATTAAATGCAACACACTTGATAAGTATTGGTTTTCCTACATCTGTTTGTTTGAAATTGTATCTGAAAAAACGATCCTTCCCTGTTTGTAACAATACGTCTGTTACATCGTGTGCTTTTGGTAACGTATGATATTTGCCTCTGTAAATGTTCCGTAACGTTAATATATCTCCATCTGTTTCTACTTCACGGAACGACATAAATTCGCTGTTAAGTAATTCGCAATTTCCGCTTTGTAATTCGCCTACAACACAAAAAGATGCATCGTTTCTTTGTTCTTCTACCGTATAAGATGCTAACGTATCTGGATAATTTGATACATCCACATTAAATCTGTTGTCTCCGAAATCATCTGTTATTATTTCGCTTATATCCGCACTGTAAGCCGGATTTTTAATCGTACCTACAAATGAAAAGTCTTCTGTGTCGCTGTAACTTAAATACACATCACATCCCACAACATCTTCATCGTATCTTATGCATGTTATTCCTACTGCATACTGATCATTCGTCCATAACGAAGGTAATTCAAATATAACCGGTCTTACCGAAACAGGAAACGCAACCGTATTATCTTCCGACCTTACTTTTTGTATTGTATATTTCTCGAAAGTATTTAAGTATGACTCTTCCCTTCTTGCAACAATCTTCACGCTTCCCTCATTTAAAAAATCTGGCTCTCCTATATTTAACAGCCTTATTTTTTGATTATTTAATTCTTGCTCTGTTAAATCTATTGTTAATACTTGCCCCGGTAATCTATTGAAATGTTCCGGCATTAAACTTGCCTCAAATATAAACGTATCGTATCTTTCCCATTTCATAAACCTCCATATCATTTTACCTGCTAATTCATGGTTACTTATCATTATTAACGGTATATTCTTTTCTGTTATTTCATCGTCCTCTTCTTGTGATAAAAAATGATCTATCGAATTTTCAGCGTTGGTATATTTTGCAAGCCTATCTATATAATTGAAATTTAATCTGTTTGCTATTCTTCTCCTGTCTTTCATTGTTATGCTTACCCAATTTGTTATATCGCTTTTGTCTAATGTTGCTTCGCTTGAATCGTTGTTTTTGAATACTTTTGCTTCGTATTCTCCATCATTATTTTGATATATCGTACCGTTTACATATGTCATTATTGTACGTAACACATCTCTTGCTGTTTGTTTTTCCGATAAGGAAAATGATAACCCGATTCTATTATCTACACAATATTGTGACATCGTACTAAACGAACTTATATTTATATCTGTTACAGACTTATCTAATTGATTTCTAAATATATCGTAACATATCTGTGACGGGTTTGCATCCCTTATCAATATTTGTACGGTTTTCCTGTTCAATACAGATGCACTTACTGTATCCCCCGTACTTATAACCAATGTCCCGTCTAATGCTCCCCATACCTTCATTGATCTATATGCACTATCTACCAAATCATATGCCTGTGCTTCTTCTTTATCGAAATAAGTATCTATATCATAATTATTTTGATATGTTATATTGTTTCCCGTTCCATCATGTGTAAACGAAAACAATTGCAATGTTCTATCATCATCTTTTATTCCACCCGTAATTATCTCGTTACTACCAACACCCAAAGTACAATATGTCGCAACTGCATCTGTTGCCGAAGCACTTACATCTGTATATGAAATCTTTGCCATTGTATCTGCGTTGTAAGCAATAATTCTGTTTGGTTGCCATTCTGTAGCAGTCGTTTTTGTTATTGCAAATACATAATCATCATCTGCACATATACTTCCTACCATATGCGTAGTTGTATTTTCTAAATCAGTTTCTTTGTCATATGTATTATCCAATGTTAATGTATGTGCATATACGTTTATACTTTCACCGCCAACCGTTCTTGCTACACTGGTTTTTGATAATGTATAACGTCTTATCATAAACTGTGATTCTTCATTGTTGTAATATGATATATATGTATATGTACTGTTATGTGTTATCTTAAAATTTTGCAATCCTAAAGAATTACTTTGCGATACAATTAACCCTACATTTATATAATTAGCATTTGATGTTGCAACATTTGGTATTGTTGTTGTATTTTTTAATCTACCTAAGTTTATTGTTGCCCAATATGCTTCTGTATCTGTTCCACCAGTAATATTTGATACCCATATCAATACCAATATTCTTTCGTTGTTCACCTCAATTATATCTGCATCTGTAAACCCGATTTCTTTTGGAAATGATGGATCTTGAAAATCATAATCTGTATCCAAAGAAGTAATATCTATGGTATTTTCCAGTGTTGACATATCTTTGTTATATTCTTTGATTTCTAAATTAGATTCATCTATTACCCATATTGTTCCACTGCTATCTTTTACCGCTAATCCTACACCTCCTGTTGAATCTGTTATGCTTGCGTAATGATTGTAAACCGCTACATGACTTCCTGCGTTAGTATCAAACGGATATCTATGCATCTCCACCTGTATATTAGGTGCTGTTGCTGAATTTTCTCCCAATAAATGATCATCAAATAATATATATGCTGTGCCTCTAAACGCAACCGCATCATCTGTTCTACCGCTATAAACAGAATTAACCGTTTGATCTGTTGTACCCGCATAGAATGTTATAGAATCTCTGCCCTGCCACACTCTCTGTTCATTGTTCTCCCAATACCTTCCCATCTCTGCTTCGCCTCTACACAGCCCCAATGCACCTTCCATAAAGTATGTATAACCTACCTTCTGCTTCGACCCACCCTTGCCCCCTACGTCTTGATATATGGGGTCAGAAGTCAGTTTCCCCTTCCATATGTAGTTACCTGCTATCTTTGTTGTTCCGTACACTAGGGGTATCGGTATGCCTGTCTCTGCGGTGTTCATTCCGTAATCTTTTAACTTGTCCGGTTCTTTCATTTGTGGAGGGAATAAAAAACTACCTATCATCCCGCCTATATATGCTCCCCACATTGCTCCTTGCGAAAAACCCATACCGCCTGTAACTCCACCCGCTATCGCACCACCGATTAAAGCACCGAACCCGATTGTTGCTATTTGTCCATCTTCAGACATTTTTTGCCCTATATATATTTACTGCTTTAGTTTTTAACATTTTAAAAGGATGCTTCATTACTTTTCTTCCGCTTGGTGCATGTATTACATTATCATCTTCGACTATAATTCCTAAATGACTCTCTACACCATCATAAAAAAAACTAATCACATCATCCTCTTTTCTGTCTGTTATGTTTTCTATATTACAAAACTTTAACAATTCGTTTTTAAAATAATCTTTGTCTATTTTTTTACCAAACATCCAATCCCTATGTTGTTTGGGTGGTTGATATCCTTTTCTTAATATTCCTGCTTCTTTAAATACCGAAGTAATAAACCGTACACAATCCACTCCCTTTTGTTTGTGTGCACCTCCATATCTATATGGTGTACCTATCCAACTTTCCGCTATTATGCCTATGTCTGTCATAACAATGCTTCCTCCGGTTTTGGTATATGTGGACATCCTCCGAAATTAGCCTTGTTACCAAATCTTGTATCGCATAAATCGTATTTTCTTAAACAGTGTGGATATACAGTATATGTATCACTTGCACTTACTGCATTTGTAAATGGCACTAACAATTCTATTACTCCGACCGTGTAACTTTTTACCATTCTTTTTTCGTTATTATTCGCACCGCTTGTCATTTGTACATATCCAAAATCAAAATATCCATCCTCTTCTGCTCTTGCGCTATCATTTATTGTATCGCTATCACCGCTATCTACTACACCCGTCATACTATTTGCACTGATGCTTAATGTGCATTCTTCACCGTATATTCTAAATGGGCAAGTTACATCATATGCTATTTTTGGAATTATTTTGTTTAGTTCGTTGTAATTACTCTTAAATGATACATTCACATTAGCTCTTGAATAGTTTACCCCTGCCGATTTTCCTTTGAAATTCAATCTATAATTACTTACATCATTTCGATCCACATAATACATTGACAATACTGCATTATCTAAATATCTGTCAAGCATTTTTGATGGTATGATATAATCTGAATTAAACGGTATGTTATTTAATTGAACTTCGACAACAGACATATCAACTTTCTTTTCTACCGAATTAGTACTTATAGGCATTGGTATATAAGTGTTACCGTCAAACGTAAAATTCTTTTCTCCTGCTGACCAGTACACATCTGTTACATCTACAAAATTCAAGTAGTACAGTTTTATTATTTGTATTGTATCTCCATCCACGCTTATGTCAGGACACATTTATAATTTCCTCTTCTAATATTAAATTATCTACTTGCCATCTGTAATATGTTGTTTCTCTTGCAGGAAAATCATCGTTTAAAAAATGTACTCTTCTGTAAAAATTAAATGTTGCAACAATACTTGCTCCTGTTGTTGGTGCTGAATTAAATATAATTCTTCCATCATTTGTTATATCTAATGTATAATCATTCCCGCCACCCTCTGTTTGTTCTGTTACCCCTGCCCATATTGTATAACTTCCAGATTGTATATTCCACCGATCAAACCCATCTTCCGTTAATTGAAATGTAACCGTACTTGCATCACCTGTGCCGATTGTTTCTGATATTGCTTGATATAATCTATCATCTTGAAACAAAAAACTTTCATTGCTTCCGTATCTATCCTCAAAAAATTCCTCTAAACTTAATTTTTCCGTGTTGTTTAAATTCAAAAAATTCAATGTATATATTTTTTTATCATGGTCGCTATTCCTGAAACTCTGCCGTGTACCCAATACACTTCTTACGTTTACATTATTAAATACTGTTTTTGGCAAATATTCAAATGCCCAAGATGCTGATACTTCATCATTAAATACTAAATCACTCATCCTATACCCCTTACACCGTTAAATCCGGCTTGCATTAACCATGCTCCTACTGCATCGCTATTTCTTTGCAATGTGTTAAATACATCTTTTCCATCCATTGCACCTTGTACTATCAAAGTTATATTTGAACCGCCACCACCACCGCTACCACCTAAAAAATTAATCAGATTCTTTTGTTGCTGTTTATTTAATATCATCTCTCCTTTTGATGTTCTGATTATCTGGTTGTCACCTCGCCCCGTACCTCCTACTATGCCTCCTTTGGAAAATCCCGGTACATTTCCTGTTACAGCACTTGCACCTATTGATGGTATCCCTCCTGCTACACCTCCGGCACTAGACAAAGCACTTATCCCTACACCCATAGCATCTACACCGCCATCACCTCCTGCAGAAAATAAACTCATAACTAATTTTTTTGATAATATCTTTGACATCTCTCTTGATATATCAGCAAAGAAATTCATAAAATATACTTTCAAACTCTGCAATCGTCCCTGTGACGCATCGAAAAATAATTGTTCAAATGAGGACTGCAATCCACCTGCACCGATCCTTCCCATATCTTGCAGTGTTTCCATAAACTTTTTCCATCTATCTTCCATTGATATAAATTTTTCTTCTTGTATTTTGAAAGCATTGAGTATTTCAGCCATTGTTTTTGCCATTTTTTCCCCCTCTACATTGTTCCCCTTCATTGCTTCCTGTATTTTTAATATCTGTTCAAGTGTTTTTTTGTTAATACCTTCTATGTCAATATCAATCAATTTGCCATCTTCAATCAACTTATATAACTTATACTTTTCGCTGTATTGTTTTTTTGTTATGTTAAGTTGTTTTGTTAAACTTTTAAAAACCGCATCTTCTCTTTGCAGATATCTTTCCTGCGCACCAGCACCCATAAATTTATTTTTTTTTCTGAATTGCTCTACATAATCATCCAAATCACTCTTTATATTTCTATATTCATGTTCTATGTCTTTTAATTCAGATTTTAAACTCGTACCTATCCCAACAGTAGATAAAGCAGACAACAAACTATTTACACTTTTTATAAACATATTTAATGCCATTGTAAAACTACTCACCATATTCATTATCGCTTGTCCTATTGCTGGTAAATTAGCTATAATTCCTTTTGCCATACTCGACCATTTTGCAAAATTATTCACCCAATCATCTATCAATGTTTCCATCTGTCCACTTGCTATTAAATCTAAAAACTTTTTCCTGAAATCTGTTACAACACTACCCGCTATCTGTCCTATTCTCTGCATTGCTTTTACTATCATATCGCCCCTCAAAAATACCATCACTGCCTTACCTGTTTTCTTTACCTCTTCAAATACACCTGCATCTGCAATAGTTTTTTTGATAACTGTCACACTATCGCTTATCATTGACTTGATCCCCGTCCATGTACTTGCTAACTTTTCACTCATCCCTGCAACACCGTATTGTGGGTCTGTAAGTAATTTGGCTAATACAAGCTGAAATTCTCTTGTAGATAATGTTGTGGCATCTATTCCCATTTTTGTTTTCATTATTCCACGTAACAAAGCACCGGGACCTCTGGATAAAAAAGTACCCTGCTGAAACGCTCTGCCGATAACATTCGACATCATATCTATGCTTACACCAGCAGTTGCACTTGCATCTGCCAAACCAAGCATAACAGTTTGTACGTCCTCTCCCATTACACCCCACGCTTCCATTGCCTTTGCTCCACGTGCTATTTCATCTATTGTAAAAGGTATTTTTTTTGCAGTATCCCATAACTCATCAAATACTCTTTTACCTTCTTCCGCACTTCCTCTCAAATTACTTATCTGCAATTCAAGACTCTCAAACATATCCGCAACCTTCAAAGAAGATTTTACAAGGTTCAAACTCATCTGTATCATCTTCTTCATCGCAACTGCCCCCACCGCTAATATCGCAACGTTCAACGCAAGAAACGCACCCTTCATTACTTTCACACCTTTTTTTACGGCTTCTACACTTTGCTTATTATTCTGTCTAAGCTTCATAAACGCTTGTGCAGTTCTATCCTTTGCCCTTAATATTATTGTCATTACCTTGCTTTGTACTTTATCACCTGCTGGCATTATTTCTTCTCCATATTTTTTTTATACATTTCATACACTGCATCTAAGTATGCGAATCTTTTCATTAGGTATGCTGGCTGTTTCATTACACCACCATCGTATGGCATAAAGCCTTTTCTATAAAATCCATGTAATTCAATGATTTGAAATGTGGAAAGTTTAACTGCCGAAACAGGACATCTATCGTAATATTCTCCCGTTTCAACGTCTTGTATGGTATATATTGTAGGTGTATCATTGCAACCACGCTCCTTTTTTAGCTTCTCTGTTTCAGCTATTTTATCAGCGGTATTCTCTTTGGGGTGACAATCCATACAACTCCATCCTTCAAAGATACAGAATACCGCTATTCGGAGTTTTTTGCTTCTTCCTCATCTATTTCTATCCTGCTTATTGCATCAGCATACACCTCTAAAACTGATTCTAATGGAAATTGTTCTATGTTGATAGTTTGTATATCATCCTTTTCTATTGTCTGTAGTTTTCCCTCTAGTTCAAAATTCTCTATCAAAACAATTTTACTACAGAAAAAACCTTCTATCATTTTCTTTTGTTCTATACCCTTGAAACTATCTTCATCCACATCCTGATACTCAAAACAATCCCACTGTGTAAACGGTATCACATGCCATTTTGTCTTGGGTTCCTCTGTGTCTTTTTCTGATACAAATATATATGGTTTTAAATCTTTACTCCGAATAGCCATTTATTTATCTCCTACTAATAGCCTTTAAAAACAAACTCATCATCATCACCTCTGGCAACATACTCACATTCAAAGGTTCTTATACCATCTCTGTCACCGGGTGGTAAATTAAGCAACTCTACACCTGTCATATCTAAATCAAACTTATTCCCCGCTGTACTACCTATCGTACATCCTATTGTTTTTTCAGTTGTATTCTCAAAGAAATCATAAAAATCCATTGTTGATCTTGCTACCATTTCTGGATTAAAATTTCCCTGTACGTTTCTGCTTGCAATATACAACCCTTTCAACCCTTCCGAAGAATTAAGATCAGGTCGCTCAACTACTTCATTATTAAGATTCACAATTAAACTCTGCGTAATAAGGTCTGTCGAACTGTTATATGAAAAATCAATATTCTCAATTATAGGCGGTTTTTCTGAAGATGCAAAACTAGGTGAAATCTGTGTTTGGTCTGTAGGACTATTATACAATCCCTTAAACTCAAAATGTATTACACCAAATTGTCCTGCAACTAATTCAATACCTAACGTACCAAATGCTCCTGATAAATAATACTTTAATCCATCATAATTAAATTCCAATGCAGTACTCACCATATTTGTATCATCACTCCATACAGTATATGTCCCACCACTGGAATATGCAGTTGTCAAACCACAAGCCTTTAACAACGCATCGTATTCAAGCGGATCAGAATTGGTTGGTACACTTCCTATTCCTTTTAACTCTACATCGAAACTTACACTAAAAATCTTTTTGCCGATTATAATACCATCGCTTGAAATCGTATCTCTAAAGTTGTTACGTTCAAGCTGTTCGGGATCAACCCCCAAATCTAAATTACTTACAAGTATTGCATCGCTTGTATCCATTGATGGTGCGGAATTATAACTTGCTTCAGATTTAGCCTGTAAAACTGTTTTTCTCGTTAAATAACTCATATCTATCTCCTATGATATACTATTACTAAATATTTCATCTACATACACATCCCACAATATAACATTTACCCACATCAATCCTACTTCTGATTCTATCAAAGATATTTCTTGTTTTTCTGGAAACTCGCTATCGAAGCACTGTCCAGAACATGTTAAATTGTGTGCAAATTTGTTTTGTATCCTATCTGTTATATCTTCTATATCCGAATGACTATCCCCGTCAGCCCTATCCTTCGTTCCCAAAAAAGTATCGGTTACAATTGTGTATGTTTTTCTTGTCTTGTTAAAACCTAAAAATTCTCCGCTTGGTGAACCACCCATATATATCTGTACACCAATATATTGTGATCCTGTTTTGTCCCAAAACTTATCGTGGTAATCCTCTTTGCTTTTCGGGGTTACTTGTCTTGTAAACACATTGTCGCTGACCACATCTGTAACAGCTTGCACCAATACCTTACATGCATTTAATACTTCTGTCAATGCTCCGCTCATAACTTCCCCAATCCTTTTCCTATATAATGTGCAAACCTATCCTGCATATACTTTCTGCTTTTTAATAATGCAAGGGTCATTATCAGCTTTCTTTTGTGTGCCTTTTTCCCTGCTTTTCCTTGCATTACATAACTTCTCGCTATAGCAAATGCCACACTTTCAACTCTATCTGGATCAACACCTAACTTCATCTTTATCCATTTATAAAAAACATTCGGGGGTGGCATCTTACTCTTCCAAATCCCACCATACTCTATTACTCCCGAATAAGGCTGTGAATTAAATATTGCTATCCATCTGTTACCTTTTCCACCTTTTACACCGCCTATATTAAAACTATTCATATAAGACCCTAACCATTTAGCTTTCCTACTCGCACCCTTCACACTATGTTCCTTTACCTTCCATGCACTATCCCATAGCCAACTCTTCATTGCGTTATCAAAAATAGCTGGTCTTTTCTTCTCAAGTCTTTTTCCCTTTTCCTCAAAATCTTTCATATCTATTACTATTTCCATCAATGATACCTTCTATCATGTGTTATTCGTTCATTTCTCTTACCAAACCATGTATCCCAATTCCCATGTGATATCCCCGGTTTTACCTTTTCATCCCCACCAAATATATGCTTCTCGTAATAGTCCATAAACCTCTTACTGTTTGTGTTCCTCTGTCCTGCACTTCCTATATGGTTGGTAAAATCCAATCCCCTGCCATCATCTGTTGTATTAGCGTCCTTCTGTGCCTCCGCTTCGCAAGCATAGTAACATGCAAGGCTAATCAATGATCTCTCGTCCTGTGTCCTTACATCGCTCACAGACGTAACCCTGATAGTCATATGCAAGTGTACTGACTGACTTGAACTCGGTGATTCGTCTAAAAACACAATCTCATCAGATGCACCTTCCGGTGTTTGATGCATTCTCCAATATCTAGCATCTATAAATTCAGGCGGTGTTTTGCTTACAGGATATTCTATTGTATCTATCACTGTAAAATCCCTCACATAGTTACTTGGCAATGCTAATGTTTTTGCATCATTTCCCGTTACTACTATTACCTGTTTTATTGGCTTATCATCGTTATATCTCTCCACCGCATCAGCTAAACATTCCTCTAGTACATTTGAAACTGAACTGAAATTTATATCTTGACTCTGTAAAAGATACTTCATTTTTTGTATTGCGGTAGATGTATCCATTATTTCTTCCTCTTACCCTTGCCCTTTTTATTCTTCAATGCTCTGCTGTCTGCCATAATTATTCTCCTTATATAAGGTGTAGGAGTAGCTATAAAAGCTACCCCTCACCATTATTCTATTTACTTACAATGCTATGATACAAGTCCACCATAGAATGAACGATAATCTATAACCGCTCCACCATAGATATGCCTTACTTTCCAAGCAATTCTATCATGTGTCCAAACCTCTCCTACAGAAGGATTGTCTTGCTTGAACAGTTCCGGTGCTTCTTTTCCATCAAGAAACGCAAGATGAATGGTATCATACTCTGCCGGATCGGCTACCAGATACCAGTTATTTGCGTCACCCTGCAAAAAGGTTTTCTTTACAGGCAGAAGTTCAGCCATACCCTTTTCAGAGTTGATGTCATTATTGCTACTTCCTGTAATGAACTCACTATCAAGAATTATCCTCCCTGTTGCCTCAAGCGTTTCGCTTTTGGGAACAATAAGATATTTCGGATCAATTCCAATTTCCAGTTCGCTATCAAGGTCTTTATGTGCACCCATAGCATTCCTTGCTGTACGAAAATTAGAACTAGACAGCGCACCTGTCATTGTATTTGCATGACTTACCGCATGATACAATGCAATGGCATCATAAATTGAGCCATCGTTGATTGAACTGGTTACATAATTAAGAAGTTTCTTTCCCACAAACGTATTGACGGCACGATTAGCCGCTTTTCCTATTTTCTTGGGTGTCTGCATAAAATGGTTAAGATCATCATTCTTAATCGTTTCAATCGTCAGCCCTATATAATTACCAAACTTTGCAACACTGTAAGTTGCTGTCTCTTCGGTATATGCACTGAACTCTGTATAAGTTGCACTTTCACTTACACTCGAAAGATCAGCATATTCGCCAAGCGAAATAGCAGTTACAGTTTTGAAATCATTAGCAGATTTTATGTTACAAATCTTCCTATAGAAATCATCTCCACCATTATACTCATTCACTATAATTCTATGAATTGATGTACCAAGTAAAGCGGTAAAATCAGAAGTAGTAATAGTTTCGTGCAACGGACTACGTCCACCAACAGCATAGGGTATTCTTCCATTAACATTCACATCACCTGTCATTTTAATGTATGCTTCCTTAATACTTCCACCGAAATTCATACCGATACCTTCAGCAGGAGCAACAACCTTGCCGTCCTTGTCCTTTACACCACACATATGATCGAATGATGCTTGTATTGCCTCTTTTACCTTCTGACCTTCTTCAACTTTTACATTAACAATGGTTTCTTTCTTTTCAGATGCCTGTTTCTCTGCTTCTTTCTTCTTGAGCAGGGATGTCAGTTCTTCCCTCAATCCCTTTTCATCGTCAACCTTTTCAGAGTAATACTTTCCAATAAGGTCTTTTTCGCTATCTTCAAGCCCTTTCGTATCTTCAAGGATTGAAACAACCTTTTTTGTCCACTCGGTTTTCTTGTTGCTTTCCTTGATCTCGTCAAGTTCTTTCTTGACTTCTTCGTATTTTTCGTCCACTTTTTCCTCCTTTATTACTTCTTCTTCATCCTTCTTCTTCTCTTCTTTTTTCTTACCAAGCTTGTCAATAGATTCAGAAATACACTTCATTCCTTCTTCCATCTTTTCAAAACTTGCCTTGAATGTATCCAGTTCTTTCTTTTCATCTTCCTCAAGCAACATAGATACTTTCATTTCAATCTCAGTAGCGGTATCTTTTGTTACTTCAAACTTAAACCGCTCATCTTCTTTTGCTATTGCTTCCAGAACAGACTTGAAGTCCTCAACACTAACTTCATCCTTACTCTCTTTTACAATTTCAGGAAATCTATTCATAAGCTTTTTGTAAACCCTCAAATAATTCATCTTATTCTCCTTTATATTTTCTTTAATATAAGATTCTACAATTGCTAAAAATTCTCCACCAGCCGAAGGTGACGTTACTATGTCAACACTATTCAGCCCGTTTACTCTATCTACTCTTTGCACCTCTTCATTCTCTATTACATCCGGTGCTAATTCTCCTTCTCCGTCTATACTTAACCCGAAAGGCTTTTTAATCCCGTTGTTAAATGCAACTGTTAAGCCTTTCTTTATCCATTCGGCACTATCGCTTGTTATCAATTCTGCAATAACATCAGCACCCTTCCTTACAGCATTTTTGTACCAACCTACGACATTACCGCTAAACTTTTTAGTCATATCCTTGAATTGATTTGGTAAATGGCTCAACCAATCTTTGTCAAACTTAAAACTTTTGCATGGTATATCATTCTCATTTATAATACTTACTATATCGTCTAACGCTTGTTCGGTATAATAAGTTTTGTTCATGCTTGTGCCACCCTTGATAATCCTTACCTTGAACCTATTACCAACAGCTTCCAATATCTCACATTCAAAACTTTCCTTGCTGAACATCTTCATTCTTTTTATATGTGCGTTAGCTTCGTTCTCTGTATCGAAGCAAGCAAGTTCTTTCCCTGTCTCATGTTGCATAATACACCACTTCTTTTTTGTATCGTTATATTTTACTACCTCTTTTATTTCATCTACCATCAAACACTCCTTCTATTCGTCATAAACGAATTTTGGTCCTTGATGCAAAACAAATATTCTTTTACCGTCCCTTATATTTGTACTTGCAATTTCATCTTCCGGTATCGACATCCAATTTTTAGGCTTCGGATAATATCGCACACGCTTTCCTTTTATTACTTCATTTATTGCTACAACCGAAATCTTTTCTACATCTTTTGCATCAACAATATCTTTGTTTGCTTTTTCTTTATTATGTTTTTCATCTTCATACGCTTGCAACTGTGCCATATACATATTTTCCAACTCATCTCTTGTCTGCAATGTGCTACACTCTGGATGCCCATTTTTTCTCAACCACAGAGCAAGTTCCTCTTTTGACATTGTTTTGTTCTTACGCTTTCTATTCTTTGTTGCAACTACATCGCTTGCTTTCTTTGTTTTCCTTGTTCTCTTCTTCGTACTCTTTTTTTTTGCCATTATATTTATCTCCTAAAAATCTGGCTATTTACCTACCATCAATGCACCACATTTAGTACACTTAAATTCATTACATGGTATTTCTCTTTGATGTGTAGCAATGTTTCCACAACTCAGACATACACACTTATCTGCTCCACCATCTCTTTGAACCTGTCCACCAATACCTCTACCCTGTCCTCTTTCCTCAAACAATCTTGCTCTAAACCTTCTTCTCATAATTGTTTTCCTTTATACTAAAATAGTTGTATAATCTCTCAAATAACTATCATCTGGCATGACCAAAACATGAGCACAACCGCAATTTATTACTTCGCTTGCAGGTGCTTCGGGATCACGTGGGAACATAAATGATACCCCCGTAAAAGGATTGACAAACCTATCATCTAATGTCACCTTCTGCCCCGACATTAACACATGCCCTTCTCTGGGTGTATATGATCCACCTGCTATATATACACCGTGTATCCATTCCTTCTCTGGATTAGTTAAAAATTCTCTCGACAACTCCATTTGGTGTTCTGTTGCCATACTATGCATTCTTAATGTTTCTGTTCTGAATATTGTCCATGAACGTGTTAACGGTCTTAATGCTCCGCTTAAATTCCCCGCTTCCGTTGTTAACACCCGCATTATATTATTGATTGTCGTTTGCTGTGTATCTAATCCCGATAGATTACCGAATATTGCCTGTCTGATTATAGCCTTTGCATCTGCACTTACCCTTGTTATTTTTAGCCCTATATCCTTCACTCTTGCTAATACCAGATCATCCATTATTGCAGGTCTGAATATCCTTGGCTCATCTACCATTAAACTTACATTCAAATTATCTTTCATCGGTTCCATAACTACTTCTATGCCATTCACTGTGCTATCTGCCAACCCTCTATTTATTGTTACTGTATATTGACTATAATATTTGTTTATTACATCATCTACTATTGAATCTATTTCAAACAACATACCTTTTTCCCATCTAGTTGCTGATATGCTCATTAACCTTCTTTCGATTTCATACTTTGCTTCTATCATCAATATCCGTAGCTGTTCCCTGTAATCTCTGTATATCAAATTCTGTGTTGTAAAGAACTCAAACACCTCGTCACGGTATTTTGTCTGTCTTGCACTTGGTCTGCCAGCTTCGGTAATCATTTATCCTCTACCTTTACTTTTTCTCTATTCTTCTTACCCAAATCCTTATCTATCCTGTTTAATACTTCGTAATATTCTTTATCGCTTTGCTCATCTTCTGCATTTTCTGGCTGTACATCTTCTATATCGTCTGCCAAATCTATATCTATCCCTAATCTATTCGATAACTTCACATACTCTGTTGCCCCATCTGTATTTGTTATCCACCCATCACGTACAGCTTGCATCAATGTCTTTTGTGTCTCTGCTAATATGCTTGCTCTCAATTTTCTATCTATCCCGGCTACACTTGGAAATTCTAAATTTATACCCTCTGTTAATACCATTACTTCTTTTGTTGATGCAGTAGGTAAATATTGCTCTATCTGATACCGCATTAACTTCTTTAACATTCCCTTTATTTGTCCCTGTTTTCTTTCCAACCTTCTCTCTATAGGTGCGCTCTGTTCCTTAGCTGTAGCGAAATTTGTGTTGTCTCCGGAAACTACCCAGTGTTCTGGAATGCCAACACCTGCGAGTATATATTTTGTTAAAAATCTGAAAACCTGTTCAAGGTCTGTTCCCCCAAGTGTTGGCGTTTTTAACTCCATTTTTACTTTATCGTTATGTTTTACATACGTACTTGTATTTGGGTTCGGTACGTCAAAGTTTTTTATATCTTCTGGACTCATCCCTGTAAATGTATAATCGGCAACAAACGACATAGCAAGCAATGATCTCTCCGCACCTTGATACACAAACTGTTCTAATATATCTAATGTATCAAGCATAGGTAACATTTCGCTGTAACCTCTTACCTGTGTCGGCAAGGAATTTATCTGGAATACAAATACATCCCCCTTGTATTCTCTTCCCTTGGTTTCTTTCTTCTGATCTTCCCCAACACCTAACCTGAACTGTCCGGTAGTTTTATCTAGTATTTCGTTTATAACACCGTATGTAGGCATTTTATCTACCATCTGATTGGAGCCTGTTATTACTTTGTCATATCTTTTTTGATTGTTTTTGTTTACTTCTATCTTGTGTACTATCCTTGGGTCTATACATCCTAGCTTTACAACTTTATCCTGCCCTATATATGGTACATAAAACTGTTCGCCTAGTGTCCACATCTCGCTTAACATCTCATGCAAGTTTAAATCGAAATCGTTATCATAATCATTCCAGAACCTATCTATGATATCCCCTACCTTCGCCTGTACATCAACCTTCTTTCCATCCAGCATTGCATCTTTTGAAAACGAATATGTCAACTCCGCACCTATGACATAATCGGTTAACATATCTATGATTCTTTTCCCGTATGAATTTAATTTATATACTTCGTAACATTGTCTCTGTATCTCTTGGTAATCACCTCTTTGTATATCGCTGTCACTGCTTTCATCTATGCTTATCCAATCTCTACCTTCACCTGTATCTGAAAAATAATAGTTGCTCTCCATGATAGTACCGGAATTTATTGCACTACCCTTTGTCATTCTCTTTTTGATTTTCTTTGCTACACCCTCAAATCTATCCTCTTCATCAGACAGAAACGCTTGCATCTCTGGTACTCTTCTGCGTAACGCTCTGGCTGTGCTTTTAAACTCTTCGTTTTTCTTCGCACCGCTATCTAACGCAATCTGTTGTTTTGCAATCTCTTCTTTTTGGTTCGATACTTGCTCTTGAAGTCTTTGTACCTTTTTGCTCTTTATAAATGAAAAAGGATTTAGGTTCATAAGCTACTCCCTTATATTCATAAAGGATTGTAGCCTATTTATTTCGCTATGTCAATTTATTTTATATTTCGTGACGGGTCTGTTTTTGACCCCTATTCTATATACTTCTTCAACTTGTTTCTGCTTATACCTAATTTCTTGCTTGTTGTTCTTATTTGCTTATGTTTTCGCAAAGCAACTCTGCATATCTCTTCCTCAAATACATCTCGTATATTTGTGTAAACTTCACCTTCTGATAATGCCTCACTGACAGCTTCGCGTATTCCATCCCTATACTTATCATCCATTGCAACTCCTAATATTTCTATACAATTTATTATCCACTGCCTTTACTGCTTTATCTATATCTAACCCACCTACAAACTCGCTTACCTTCTTAACGCTTCTGTGCGGGTCTTTCAACACCTCTCCATACCCAACTAATATAATCTTCTTGCCTATTAAATATCCAAGCAAATTGTTTTCCTCTTCCCTCAATTGATCCTCTGTTACCTCTGCACCCATCTTTTTCATGGACATTACCAATTCTTTATAATCTCTCCACATGAATATTACTTTGTAATCCACATCATCCGGTAAATATCTCAACCCCTGCGATGTAACCTTTAATGCTTTGTTTGCATATTGCTTCATATCCACATTGCCATCTATCAATTCTTTTATTATCTTCCCATTATATAACTCAAAATATCCATGTGGATTATGTATATCTGGCTTCCTACTATTACCCATTGCTATATGAAACCCTCCCATATACAATATCCTCATCATCATACTTGTGCCACTTCTCTCCAATCCTGATACTATATACACCATTTCCCTGTTTTTACCCATACTACACTCGCTCACAGCCCTTTTAAGCCATCTTTATCTGTTTTCCCTGTACTACCCCTACCACCGCTACATGGATTCTCTGACCCTCTCACAAAGCCGTTCACCCTGCTTACTGTTCTGTTCATACCACTCTTGCCACACTTCCTGCACTGCACTATCGGCACATCAAACATACCATGATTCTCTTCCTGTATATTCCCACACTTCATACATTGATAATCATATTCTGGCATATCATTTCTCCATTACATCTGTTTCTTTATCATCTGTGTTATCTTCGTTCATCTTTATAAAATCAGGGTCTATCAATACCAATATCGGCAACATACACATCATCACAAATAATATGCATATCATTACTGCCATCAATGGTATAATCCCGATTGACATAATAAACTTATACAACCTGTCCTTTATCCTCATTTAACCTTCTCCTTAACGTTTTGTTTATTTTGCTCGACCGCTATTCCTTTTTTAATAGCATTCATTAAAAGATGCTGACCATAATTAGATACAAAATCATCGGTATTAAAATCTTTTTCAAGCGTTCTCACCACAGCTAACATAATATTACCAATCAAATTTTCGGTTATTTCTATCCTCATCCCTTAAACCTTTCATTATACTTTAACGCAAACTTGCACAACTCATCTCCTACTATCTCAAGGTCTGGACACAAGCAATGACCGCCCATTCCACCATCCATATGATCTATCACATACTTCCTAAACCTATTATCATCCAACTTCTCATACCCCCGGTTGTATGATGTGTTGAAATCCTTGTACACCACCCTGTAATCCAAATCGTTATCCTTGCAATATTTATATATCGTTTTCTCTATCAATATGTTTATCCCGTATTGGTTCACGCTCCACAACTTCCCTGCTTCTGTATTCCTGCTCCCCGATACTATCCTACATGCTATCAACATATACTTCTCCATATGATCCTTTGCCTTATACCCTGCTTCTATATCATCACAGCCTATATATTTCACAAATGTTTTTAACCCCTCATATAAATTCGGATGTACTCCCCTTACCGGACTATGTACTGTTAACCTGTTACCATAACATTTACTAAAATAATTTGTCACACCTATATCAACCGTACTATGTATTATTACCAATGTTTTATTAATTGCCCATTGTATCCCTGCTTCATGCACACTATCACAAAATCTTTTCTTCTCGTTATACGGAACACATATATGCAAAACATCTAATACTTCCTTTTCATTCACCATACGCTTGCACAACTCTTCTTGCCTATCATATACATATAAATCAATATTGTTTACCGTTTTCTTCTTGTAACACCTCGCTATGCTCTTTCCTATCTGCCCATACCCTAATATTCCTATGTTCATTTCTTTTCCTCCATATCATTACTTACCCAATTAGCTAAAAATATTATCACCCATCCTGATATTATACCACACACAAATATTATCAATTCTTTCATACCTTCCCCTCCACATCGTTATACACCATGAAGTGTAGATACTCGCACTTATCGGTATCGCTACATACACCGCATTTCGGCTTTAAACTCTCGAAACACTTCCTCGGCATTCTCTTTATCATCCTTGCGTAATAGGTTGCCGTATCCTTGTACACGCTCACTCTTCTCATCCCCTTCATCGGGTATTCCTTCTGCATCTTCACACTCTTGTTATTCTGCTCCATACACTTCCTGCAATAATACCCGTTTCCTACCACCCACATCACCTCTTTGTTCTCACTTCCCCTTATTCCATGCTTCTTACATACATATACGTTCATCCTACCAAATCTCCCACAAAAGACATATATTCCAAACTATCATTATCCCCATCAATACTAAAATACATACCCCCACCTTATCCTCAAACCCTGTATTGTTCTCTACGCTATACCCCATTACAAATACACATATATACAACATCACATTCATTATTAAAAACCATTTCATTTATCTTCCTTTCTAACCCAACCAAAACTTACCATTTCTTTCTCATCCATTATTGATACATCTAATTCTTCTGTCATAATCCATATAGAATTATTTTTACCTTCCAATGCCTTATTTCCTTGTATCCCAGCCAAACAATCTCTTACACCCCTCACATCCCCATCTGATTTACACTTAATAACAATAACATCATTTTCTTTTATCTCTAATTTCTTTATCTCAATATACTCTATATACTCCCCATTCTCATCTTCCATCATACCCGTTTCTGTACAACAATATCTCTTCATAATCTCTTGAACCTTTCTACAAAGTAATAATCTGTCCCGTTTATCGTTACCCAATACTTCACCGTTAAATCACCTCCATATAGCGTGTAGTCCACCTGTATCAATCCTAACGGCATTATATCCTCGTTATCACTGCTTACCACTGTTATATTCCAAACCCCGTTAGAAGCCGTCCAGTCAGCATCAAAGTTACAGCCTCCTAGCCCCTCTACTCCATACACATACCCGTCCAGTACATCTTCTTGCACGTATAGCCCACCTGTTAAAAACTCTATTGTATTGCTATCCCTCTCTAACGACCGCATATCCCAATCGCCTATCAATGCCAACGGGTCTGTATTGCTTTCTCTATCACTTACCTCTTCTCCGCTACAACCTATCAGAAATAGGCATAATATGACTACTTGTATTATCTTTTTCATTCTATCTTCTCCTATCTAATGTTCTCTTACCGTACCTGCTCCTGAACAATCCCAACTCTCCGCTTGTTACTAATTCTATCTGCTTCTCCCCTACATGCTCGAAATTCTTCTCTGCTTTCTCCTGCTTATCATCTATCATTACTACATCCCCTGTCTTTCTCCATGCCATCATACTGAATGCATGTGCGAATCTGAAATGGTCGTGATCCGTCTTGCTCCAATGGTACTCTTCCTTCTCGTTATCGTATATCCTTGTTATACTGCACATACTCTTCGCCCAATACCCGTTCAGCAACATCTCCCATCCCTTGGGTATTATCGAATATCCTAAATTATGTATCTTCATTGCTTCGTCTAGTAACCATGTTCTATCTACCACTATTACCCCATCGTCCTTCTTCTCCTTGAACCCGTCTAACTTCAAATCACCGCTCCTTGCTTTCTTTATATCTATCCGTATCACTTCGCATATACCGTACATCTCTCGCTGAAACTCTTCTATTGCATTTCTCTCTGGCTGTGCATCTATACACAACACTCCTATGTTATACCGTAACACCATCTCTTTTACTTCGTGCAAATCCTTACACCTTACTACGTTCAGCATCATCATCTTTATCTTGCCCTTGCTCTGTACGGGTAAATCTATCTCCATATCGTAATACGTTCCTACATCTACCCCTGCTACTGCCTTTGCTGTCTTGCTTCTCGGCTTTGCTATCTTGTGTATCCAAGTATCGTCAAACCTCTGCAATACTGTATATTCTGCTCTGTTACATGATAACATCTCTAATGTTATCTTACTGCCTACCCCCTCGTACGGTAGCCCTGCCCACTTGTTAAACCATACCATTAACTTGTACTCGTTACCCTCTGCTTCTTGTAGCACCTCCCACATCTCCGTTAACGGACTGTTCAGCTTCATCATCTTGCCTATGTGATACCCGCTCCAATCCTTGTTCTTTGTCTCTGATTCATACTTTCCCTTCCCTCTGCTCTGTAAATGTCCACATATGGTACACTTCATCTTTATATCTCTACCCCCGTCCTCTTTCCATTCCTTATCGTACAACTCATACATTACATGGTTGCCGTCTGTATCGCATATCTCATCTATCAACACATCAAACGGATTCCATGCAGGAAACCGCTTGCCACACTTCTCACACTTGAAATACCAATAGTTCTTTGTACTCTTATCGAACCTATCCGATATACCTATGCTCTTTACTGTTGGATTACCTACTCTTATTTGAAACTTAAATATGCTGTTCTCCATCCTTGCTATTGCTTTCGCCAAGTTCTCTTCGTTGCAACTGTCCTCTTCATCTACCATCAATACATCTGCCGGAAACTCATCGAAATCACTTGACGTACCGCTTACCGCAAACTTCCACACCCCTTCGCCTAAATTACGTATTACCATGTTCCTCTTGTTCATCCCGTCCCTCTCCATTGCCTGATATGCTGGCACTCTACCTACAAGATCGTTTATCCTTGTCTTTACGAAGCTGTTCTTTGCCTTGCCTGTACTGAACACATGGAATACACTTAATCCAAACCTCATGAAACTCATTCCCCGTATCAATTCAAACTCGCTCTTCCCTGTCTGCACACTGCTCTGTATAACTATCTTAGGTGACTTATCCTTGTATATCGGATATAGATAAGGCATATCATAAAAACTCATCGGCATATTATGTGTGTTCTTATGATGCTTTAAGAAAAATATCAAGCCCTGGTTCACTACATCCTGCAATACTTTCCTTGTTTGCTTTTCGTTATTATTCATTTCTCTTCTTTCACAACATCCACAATATATGTTACACTTACTTTCCTGTCCACATACTCATCCCCCGTACCCCCTAACGCTCTTTCTACGCAATCACATATGTAATAGCTTCCGTCTATGTTCTTCCCTCTATGCCCCTTACCGTTGCACCTCTTGCAATTCTCATTCGGATTGTATCTTAATATCAACTGCTCAAACGTAAATTCGTTTGCTTCTCTCTTGATTAACCCTCCCTCTTCTTTTTTCATTCCTTCTCCTTCCTTATTCTAACTACAACTTTTCCACATCCGGCACAGGTCAGTGTTCCATTCAATATGACACCTCCATTTGTCATATCTGCCCTTAACACTACAGCACCACATCCACATATAACCTCCACTATTTCTTTTTTATCCATACCATCTTCTATATTCATTATACCATTCGCTCCCCCACCCTCTATGCTACAATTATCTGGCATATCATACATCACACCACCCTCTCCTTCTATCTTGTCCACATCTAGTTCCTTTGCATACTCTATATCATAGCTTCCCTTATTCTCTTTCTTTATCACCCCTAATTCATCTGTGTTCTTATTCCAATCGTTGTACATCTCTTCCTCTGTCGCATCTATTGTTACCGTCACTTGCATAAAACTTCCCACCTCACCCGTTATCCTCAAATAATCCCTACCCCCGTCTATCGCTACCTCCTTGCATTCACATCTATGCATATCGTGTGTTGATCTACTGTATATCACACACCCGCATTTCGCACACTCTATTCCTGCTACCTTCATTTCTTTATCTCCTTATATCGCTTGTCCCTGAAATACATTTCACACTCTCTCCACTTCTCTTTCACCGCTCCCTTGCATTGTGTTCTGTTGACACATTTGCTACATTTGTTCTTCATCGTTTTGTTGCCTCCTTGTACACATCCCCTATTGTTTCAATTTCATAATCAGCACTCAACTCTCTTGGCTCTGTTATTGTTACCTTTACTACATTACCTGCTTTCTCTATGTCCTTCTCTGTTTTAAATGTTTCTTGTATCACAGCTGTTACCTCTGTTCCATCCTCAAATTCAAATACTATTGTCTGCGCTTTCATCCCTTCTTCTCCCTTACAACAACCTCTACCCTTATCGGCTTGCATCCGTTACCGCACCTACATCTCCCTATTGTACCCATCAATCCCTTCCTTGTATCAACGGGTGCTGTATCAATAGGTATAGCCAACCACCGATCATCCCATTCCAAAGAATTATCCCAACACGGATATATCCAGCCCCTTTTGATTTCTCTTTCAACCATGTTTCCTCCGCAAAAGAACACAGTGAACTATGCATTTTTGAAGTGTTTTTAAAGGATTATATTGGGGTACATAGTCCACTGCTTTATTCGTCCTTATCCAAAAACTCTAATTCGTCCTTATCCATCTTCTCTTCTATCAATTCCTCTATCTTCTCTGCTTCTACTATCTCTGCTTCTACCTCTACTTCTTTCTTCTCCGCTAATTCTCTTCTGTATGCTCCTATCCCTATCTCAGCCGTGTTCTGCTGTACATTTAACTGCGGTGCCATTATTTCTTCTTCCTTCGTACTGAACCCTAAATGCCCTCCTGTCCTGCTTAATACATCTGCTAAATTTATCTTTATCCCTGCGTTTCCATCTGCTATTTGATTATATATTGCTGTTAGTATTGCCTCTTCTATTTGTAACTGACCATCTACACGCTGACATAATTTCGATCCCAATTCCTTCAGGTTCTTGTTTATCCCTCGCTTTGCCAAATCCTCAAATTGCTCTGTTATATATGCTTTCTTCGTATCTATCCATTTTTCTACGCATGCCTTTTTCACTATTGTATCTCTTGACGGTATGCTCTCCCCCTCCTGTTTTTTCTTGTCTATCCACCTGTCCACCCATTGCTGTAATATTATAAATGCACTCTCCATATAATCCGTTCTTATCGCATCCCAATTATACCTGTTTCCTGCCGGGGTCTTGCCCTCTGTCTGCTGTGTTTTTATATCAATCCCTTTGTCAATCTTCTTGTCACTCTTTGGTTGCTTCTTGTTCATACCTATCCTCTATTTTGTTTATTGTTTTCCCATATTATGCTACATTTCCATGTGTCTGTCAAGAAATTTCCGCAAAAAACCTATTTTTTCTTTCGCATATCCTACAAATACAAGTGTCCCCTGCATGTTCGTGGGGTCGCTCACCTGCTCTATCTCTATCAATTCTAAATACCTTCGTGCATATACAAACGCACTTATCATTCGCCCATGCCTATACATCCACGCAAACCTATAGAAACAATTATCTACCGTTAAATCCTTCTTTATATCTGTATGCATCTCCAACATTTCATATACATCCCAATTCCCGTTCCTCATCATTACATCTACATACAGCAAACAAAATCTGTTATACCTCCACTTCCATTCGTTATCACACACCACAAATACCTTGTATATCTTCTTGTAATACTCTATCAATGTTTTTGTTTCTATTATACCTTCCCCCTCTAACAACATTGTCATTTTCCCTAGATTATACATATCCTCTATTTTATTTTCTGTCCACCCCTCTTCATCCAGTTCCTTTATGATCCTGTTTGCATGACGTTCTGTTCTATCTAGTCTTGCTTTCTCCTTCTTCTCTGTTGTATGCCCCATATGTACAAACATTATATTTGTACTCTTCATCTTTTCGTTCTTCATGTTATACACAGCATCTATCATCACGTAACCCTCGTTTGCTACTTTCCTCTCTACCCTGAAACAAAGCTGGTTATGTTCTCTCCCGCTGTAAAACACCTCTTTTCTATTCGGGAACACTCGAAACTGTTTCAACTGTGCATATTCAAATCCATCCTTATGTACCTGTTTGTGATGTGTTGTAAATATCGTATCTACATCAAACCTCAATATCAATTCTCTCATCTCGCTTGCATCTGTTTCAAGTTCTTCATCCGCATCTATTATGGCTATCCTTTTCCCACTGCACAAAGCCATACAACGATTCCTTGTATCTGAAAAACCAAAATCCTCTACGGGTATATCCTCTGTATGCAATTTAACTTTTACATCACTATTGTTATGTTTCCATTCCTTGATCTTCTCTATTGTTGTATCCGTGCTACCATTATCCAATATAACAATCTCTTCTCCTACCCCCTTTATACTGTCCAAGCACTGTACTATAAAATCTTCTTCATCTCTACATATTATACTTACACTAATTTCCATGCTTTTTCCTTTTACTATCCACCACAAATCTCATAAAACACCCCAACAAAAAACAAACAACCCCAAGTATTATCCATCTAATCATTCTTTGCATCCTTTAAAAACTGCTCATACACCCAGCTTTCAAACATCAAATCCTTATCCCTGCCCATACCATACATGCCCTGCTTCGTTATTTCCTTGCCCTGATACTTGTCGAATACATCAGTAGTTTTTGTATATTCTTCCCCTTCTATCATATGCTCTGCTTCCACCTTTTTGTAATCATGCTTTGCGTTTATTCTTTTATATAACGGTATCAGCTTTTTCTTTATCTCTTTATCAAACGTCCATCTGTGCCTGTCCTCTCCTATCATATTCATATCAAACATCTTCATTTGCTTTACATCACTATATATAAATCCAAGGTTATTATTCTTTACAAATTTGTTATGCTCCAAAAGATTATCCCTGCATAATATAGGTAATCCAGCACTAACATACTCAAACATCTTGTTGCTTAACCCCATATTCAAATGATCCTTGTTAAACATATGCGGTTTAAACGGTATCAGCCCTGCATCATACTGTGATATTTCATGCATCAGCCTATCATACGGAACATGCCCCATGCTATGCCATTCCCTATGCCCTCTTAACTTTGAATACTCATCCATTATTCTAGGTGCATACACATATAAATTATGACCCTCTTTCATTATATCCTCGAAATGTTTTATTAAATTCCTGTGATGTCCTTCCTGCGAAGATAATCCACCTGCATACACTATATTCAAACACCCCTTCTTCTTCTGGTTCTTTGTTTTTTCTATCTTCGGTTGCAGTTCCTTCGGTATGTATTTCTCTAACGGTGCATTATATATTATTGTACTCTCTACTTGTTGTTGCCCCGTATATTCATTTATTATATCCCTCTGTGTTTCCGAACAATACAATGCATGATCCGCAAAACAATTAGCCATCTGTTCTGCCAATACTACAAATTCATTTACATTTTGCCTTCCACTTACCCAATCATGGCAATCATGTATTACAGGTGTAGTATGTTTCTTCGTTGCTATAATTCCAAACCCTGTCCATATATCCGGTTCATTATGACAATGTACTATATCAAAATACGGTGCAATATAAAAAAATGATGGATAACTATGCAAATAAAAATGTTCCGTATAACAATCCATTGGCATTTTATAATAATTTCTTATGTTATTGCTATTGTATGCCAAAGATATTTCTATACCTGCATCATTCAATACCTCTGCCATCTTATGCATTCTTATGCACGGTGCTTCCTGTACAAATAATACTTTCACAGCTTTACTCCTTTATGTCTTTTTATAAACGCATCGTGATTATCTATCGGTGGCGGTGAATCAAACGAAATTCTATAATTTATATGAACCTCGTTATCTGTTTTCGGCACCTTCCTTATTATTCCTGTGCCACAAGACCCTCTCCACTGTACCGAACTTCTAACCTCGATACTTTCATATTCTTCTTTCAACTCACAAAACAATCTATCCACTCCAAACTCCGTATGCTTTCCATTCGGCACTACTATATCATGGAATGCAATAAAACCACCATCTCTTACCATACCTAAAAAATTTTCGTAATCTTTCTTTGCACCGTTATATGTATGGTTGCCATCTATGTGTAACAAATCAATCTTTCTATCCCCCATCAAATCCCTTACCGCATTTAAAATCCCCGCACTTCCCGAATCACCAAATATCATTTTTGTGTTCTTGCTCTTCTCCCAATCCCATTCCATTTTATTCTGCTCATCTATACCCACAACAAATCCATCATCCCCGACTAATTCAGAAAACAAAAACAATGTACCGCCCTTGTTCGTTCCTATCTCCAAAACATTCTTTATTTCATATCTATCCAAAACCCAAAACACACAATACAACTCTTCTCTTCTCTGCATAGAAAAATACTTGTCATAATCTCTATTAAATTTCTCCACCTAAAAATCTCCTAACAATTTAATCTCTAGTTCTCTTGGCTGACCACTTATCTCTGTTATCTCCCCTATCACTCGCATCACATCTTCCGCTGTTGCTGTTCCATCATTACATATATATCTCTGATCTTTCTCGCTTATATATGCACCACCTATTTTAAACGGCTTTATATCCAGCATAAAATTCGGGTCTTTAAACACACACCCCGCACTCTTCTCATGTATCGGCTGTTCCTTTGACTTCTTCTTTATCTTATCCATCATCCGTTTCTTTATATTGACTTTATTGTCCTCTTTCAATTCTATTCCAACACTTACAATTATCCAATTCTCATCCTGCAAAAGTGTATATCTGCTCTTGCTCCAATCTCCCATCTCTTTCTTGCTTATATACTTTCTCTTCCCCGTACTCAACCCTACAAATCCTACACCACCTATGCAATGCTTTATCCCTTTATCATAACTTGCATTCATCACCACCGCTCCCCCTATTGTTCCCGGCACACACACTCCCCATTCCATACCGCTCAACCCATTCTTCCATACTATCTGTGCCACCCTTGCTGTTTTCATCCCTGCTGGCACACTTACACCAATAAAATTCGCTCTTGCACTATTTTTCTTATATACTTCCCATCCCCACCTTTGATCCTTCATACATATCACTCTACCCTTTATCCCCTTATCGCTTATCAACACATTGCTACCGCCACCAAAATATGTTATCTTCTTATCTGTTTCTATCGCACTATACACATCTGTTACATCACAAGGAAAACATATCTCTTCTGCTTTTCCACCTATACCAAATGTTGTCAGTCCCGATAAATCAAAATCTCTATATATCTTCATTCCTTCTCCAATACAAAATCACCCCTGAATGATTGAATCTGATAATACTTCTTTATCGCCTTGTCATATTTATTTAAAAATGAAACTATCGCACCCCTTATACATGCTTTCCTGTAATCATCCACTACCATTATTCCACCGCTTTGCAATCCACCCCACATCAATTCCATATCATGCAAACACCCGTTATACGTGTGATCACCGTCTATATGCACAAAATCATAACCGCCACTCCCTATTGGATTATCTGTAACACTCTGTGTATCTACATTCAATAACGTTATCTTGTTTGCATCCGATACAGGTTCTAACAATTCATATACATAATCAAACGTATCCTTACCCACACCACCATGCTCACTGCTGAAACAATCAATTCCGTAATACCTCGCCTTTGGACACGCACATAAAAACGAATATGCGCTGTACCCATACCTTACACCTATCTCCGCTATTGCTTTCGGCATATACTTCTTGCATATATTATACTTATGCTTGTAATAATTGTACCGCAACTTGTCCTTTTTGTCCTCATCGTCTTTATGTATTATACCAATCCATTTTTTATACTTTGGAAACATTTATTTATCCTCAAATAATAACATCTGACCCGCATCTTGTTCTTCAAATGTTAGCCCTGTTTTTGCTTGCTCACACCTCTTGGCAGACATCTCGCAATATTTTTCCTTGTCATCTATCAAAACACATTTTCTGTCCATTTTCATACATCCCACCCCTGTCGTGCCAGATCCGCAAAACGGATCAATAATTGATTCGCCTTTACTTGAAAACTGGTTTATATTTTTTAAGATTATTTCAATGGGTTTGGGTGTAGGATGATCGATTGAGACATCTTGACCGTTTTTGTTTATATATGCAGTGCTTTTTTCTTTATAAGGAATATCCGGATAGTGAAATCCTTTATTTAAAAAACAAACACAATATTCACAGTCGTTTAGAAGCTTGTTGTTTACTAATGGTACTGGATTTGTTTTTACCCAAGTTATAACATTGAACCTTTCTCCAACGAATTTTAACAAATCGGGGAGTTGTTTGCAACTGCACCATACAAGGCTTGATTTTGCCGATTTTAAAAGAATCGGCATATAAACAGATATATCAAAGTCGGGGGAAGATCCCACATCATCGTTTATTTCATTGTGCGTTTTTAACCTTGAACCAGTCATTAAACCTCCCTCATGTGCAAAATCACCACGATACGGTGGATCGGTCAGCATTAAATCCGCGGGTTCAAGTTTCGGCAATATATCCAGACAGTCACCGTGATATATTGTAACTAATGCGTTCTCATAATACGATTCCATCCCTATTCTCCTAACAATCTTACAACATCTTCTACCCACTTCATGCTCTGTTCCAATTGCGTATCTTTTATATGCATATAATTTATGTTCTTTATATTGTATGGTATATTCCTGTAAAACACACTCGCATTATCACACAATATCATACTATGCATCATCATGTTTATCACCCGATCCATCTTACTATACGCATACACCATCTCCTTTGGCTCTCTATCAAACACCCCCTTCAATTCTATCCCCGACTTCTTCAGCTTGTCTATATTCCCACTGCAAGCCTTATGATGTTTGAAATAATATAAATCCATATCTGCGTTACTGTTTATCTCTTTTAACAAATACATTATATAATGCCAATTCATATCCCTTGACAATCTCGCTCCCTCTGTATGCCCTGCCAAATTTATCCCTATATTGCACCGCTTCTCATTCACCCCTGTTTCAAACTTCTCACTCTTCAGAAAATATGCAGGGTCTTGTATCATTTTTATATCCTTTAACCCCAACTTCTCTGTAACGTATGCATATGTATATAAATCCCTTACGCTTGATAACGCTGTGAATTGATGCATAACTTTTATTGCTTCTTCTGCTTCTTTTGATAACGGCTTTTCTTTTGTTCCTAAAAAATCCATGTTCATTCCGCTACCCCATATCACTATCGGTATATTTATATCTACATAATTCTTCCAATTGCAAGGAAAATACCAGTGTGCACCTTCATAATTCTTCCAATAAAAATTACTGTACAATCCGCTACCGCCTATTATCAGCATATCCCCATCTGCATTCATCCGCTCTATTACTTCCATTGTACATTCATCGTTATTCAAATCCATCTTCACCCATTCTATCTCACCGCTGTATGCTTCTTCTACCATCTGCCATATACCTTCGTGTATTGCTCTATCTCCCAAATTCGTATTGTATATGTGATAATGATATATTTTTTTCATTTGCTCTCCGCTTTCTTTTTCCCTTTTAATATTGGACAGTTAGCTTGTTCACACTCATCAAACTCACCCTTTCTTTTATTGCAATATCTAAAATCTACTACTGGCTGTCCATACTTGCAGTTTCGCCTTATTGTTCTCCAATCAAGCACATAATTCATTTCACATACCCCTTACATGCAAACCTCAAATTAGCCCCTGCCCATTCCCTTATCATCTTCACATCTCTCTCTGCCTGTATCCTCTCCAAAGCTACACCCCTCAATGTTCTCAACGCTCCTACACTCATCTGATTTAACACCTTTATATAATCAAATATATTCTTTTCCTCTGACAACATCAACCCCCCGTTAAACCCCCTTAACTCCTGCATCTGCCCCACTCTTGTAGATATAACCAAACACCCCCTGTTCAACGCATCAAACGCTGGCAACGGTGCACCCTCCATATATGATGTACACACATATACTGTATAATCATCCAATAATTTAATATACTCTTCCTCTGTTAACACGTTTTTCCTGCCCTTTTTTATATAAAACCTTATACCTTCCCCCTCACACCTTTTCTGTATGCTCTCTAACACGCTCATTTGCTTTCTGGGGTAGTCTTGACACACACTAATACAACTTACCCCTTGCTCCGTCAAACTCTCTCTGAAGGGCAACAGTGAAGCCGTGGCGGTATTGTGTGCTTCTACCCCATGCATCTTTAATCTCTGCTTCATTTCAACACTTACCGTCAATATACCCCTCATCTTCTTCAATATCTCTATCCTGCCCTCTCTTAACCGCCCGTTTTCCTTCCAATCCTTATCATCCTCGTATATCTCACACGGATCATTTATCAATATTATGCTCTTATTCGGATTATAATTATACATCTCATATATTCCATACCACCCGAATATCACAAAATCGTAATCATCCAGCTTTAATTCTTTATCAAAGCAACTCCTTAACTCTACATCTTCATTCTCTCCATACCACAGCTTCCCTACGTTATGTAATGCCCAATCTTTGTGATTATATATAAATGCTATTTTCATTTCTTCTCCAATAGTTCTGAGTTCTCGTATATGTTTCCGATTACTTCGACCTTGCGCATGTCGTGACCGCTTATACCACCCGAATAGGGTGTGTTAATATCGCCCAACTGATTCCAATAGAACCATGCGTGGCGATATGAATAGCAACATTGATAGCGCAAGCCGTTTAACTCGCCAACATCACCTTCATATATCTCCACCCCCTTCTTGTCCTGCAAGCCGGTGTATTGCATTAAAACAGTGCGTCCATCGTCTTGTTGCATGATACCGTCTAAGTTACACAGAACCTTTGGTGTTATTATTTCTTTATCTTTTTTATCCCACGCTCTAAACTTTATCTCTCTCATTTATTATCCTTTGGAACAATCTTTGTATCACCAATTTCTTTATCAACACTTTTCTTTTTAGGTATTTCCCATCTGTTAAAACATTCCAATTCCTCTTCCGTTATATGCTGTACGTACCCCATTTTATTATCCAACGTTCTTTGCCTACCACCCTTAAATGAAAAATATTGAAACTCATCCCTAAATCGTTCATGCCATAAATGCTCTGGCGGGTTTACTTCTGATTCTTTATTTATGCGGATAAACTCTGATAAATAATATGCCTTTACTATAAAAAAGCATTGCTGTATTTCCCACGGCAATCCATCTGCATCACCAAACATCAACGGCTTTTTCATTTCCTTGCAACAATTCTCTATTATATCTTCCCCCCACACCAAACAATCCTGCTCTATATACACGTAATAATCATACCCCTTACACATACAATATTCCGCTCCCTTTATCACGCTATCTTTCCACCCCATGCTATGCCCTAAATTATTTGCCCTTCTATACCTAACTATCGGAACCGTATTTTGCAATCTTGTTGCCGGCACTACATCTGAATGTGCATCTGTTATCCATATCTCTTTTGCATTTGTGTATTTCTCTATATACTGATACCATAACCTGAAAAAATCTGCCGTATGTGTTTTCGGTGATGCTCCCCACCGATCCACACCACCATGCTTTACCTTGCCGTCTAATGTATAATAACATCCTGTACCAATTAAATATGACATCAACAAACCCCTTTTATCTTAAACGCTTCTGCAACTATCTCCATATGATCGAACTCCGCACATCTCCACACGCTACAATCCTTCCACTTATTCCCCCTGCTCCAATCATCCTCTTGGCAAGTACAATCCGTACTTACTACATGTGCAAATCTATGCATCCCGTTTGCATTACAATTTTTCTTCTTATTTGTTGCCGTAAATACAACTATATTTTCCTTTCCTATCAAGTTAGCAAAATGATATAACCCACAATCATTCCCCATAGCTGTTTTACATTCGTTTATCAAATCGCAAGTTTCCAACAAACCTATATCTGTTAAATCCTCTGTTCCCTCCACCCAATCTCCATCTGCACTCAATCCTACACTCGCTACCGTAAAATCCCTACCAATCAATTCATCAACTACATCCTTCCATTTTTTATATCGTTTCCTATCCCATGATCCACTTCTGAAACCACCAGCATACAAAACAAAATCAAACTTCTTTAAATCCTTACCCCCATATCTATTCCCCCTTATCTGTTTCCAATTCAACGGTGTTGTACCCCTCACCCTCTTCATAAATACGCTGTCTATATTGACTGGTTTTAACTTTGCAAATGCTTGAAAATTTCTTTTCACTTCATTTATATATGTTCTATCGCCACAATTCATCAATGTTCGCACACCCTTCACTTCATTGTTCTGGTAACTTGTGACCAACCCCCTAAACTCATCATGCCCAACCTTCTCTATCTCTTCTTCGCTTACAAATAAACTACCACCACAATATTCCACAATCTCTTTCAGCGGTTTCAACTTCTCCAAATTATCCTTATCCGGTCTAAAATGGTAGTAATAATCTACACGTTCATACAACAATAAAAGATTCAAAAATGTTGGCACCGTTTCCAATACATTACCCAACCCCTCTTGACAAGAATAAATCACCCTGCCCCATCTCTTGAACGGCTCAACCTTACCAACATCTATTCCGTGTATCATATCTATCAACCCTATCTTTGGGTTCTTGTAATTCTCTATCCACCGCTTTGTTTTCAACGGGTCTTTTGCTCTTTCCTCTGGATTTATTAAACTATCTTTCGGTGATGTATGATACACCAAAGAATAATCAGTATAAAATATCTTTGCGTGTTTGTTTTTACGCAACACACATTTGCTAATCTGCCTCCACACACCGGAACTTCCCTTTGATGTATCCGCAAGCATGAGTTTCCAACCCCACCGCTCCATATGTTCATATCTCAACAAACATATCCCATCTATCATCTGGTTAGGTATTCCATTTAACTTTGTCCATATTCTATTATCAAGAAAAAAACGCAATATCACATCGCATCCAGTATTATGCAACGACCTTTCGTATGTATCAAATAAACGCTTGAAAAAATCTTTGCACACATAACAATCATCTGGTAAAAATATGACAAATTCCGACCACTCTTCTTTTACAACTTCGAATATTATATTATATGTGTCCCAATATCCACCGACCCCCCTATGAAATTCATTGTCTTTGAAATGTATCTTGTAGTTTATTAACTCCTGCTTTGATTCTATTTTCTTGTACGGCTCTCCACCGTCCTTCACTATATAATGTGTTACCGCATAATCATAGTTTCCTTCCAAATCATTCTTTATTGATTTTATCATTTTCTTTAACAATTTTTCTCTTAAATACGTTGTTGTTATTAATGCTATCTTTCTCATTTTTGTTTTTCCTATAAATATCCTAAATCTCTCAACCTTTTTTTATGCTCTTCATCACTATTACCTTTACCATATTCCAACGTAACACTATCCAATAATTCATTCATATAAAAAACATCATCCCTACAATCAACATATTTCACAAACCCCTTTTCGTACATGCCATCCATTTTGTAATAACACATATCCGTTCCACCGTTCAAATTTGTCTGTATTGCCTTGTACTTCCCGTCATTGATACAACTCTTTAACACCCCTTCGTTTTCTGTTTCCGAATATACCCAATCATAACCAACCGCATCCTCTGGCATCAATGTATGCCTACCGCTTGTCAATCTGTATATATCGTCCTGCTTATCCAAACTCTTTATCGGTTTCCATATCAACGGCACATGCAATGTTTCCTCAAACAATTCCTGCTTGTGGCTCAACTCGTATTTCCCGAAATCATCTCCGTGATCCGAAGTTAAATATATATCTGTATTATCAAAATCAAACTTATCTAATATAACAGGCAACCACTCTTCGTCAAACCACTTCAATTTCGCATCATACAACTCGAACAGTTGCGGTAAACTTGGATCAATCAAATTATGATACTTGAACGGTAACGCTTTCTCGCCTCCTGTATGCAGATGAAAGAAATGCAACCAAACAAATACCGGCTTATCCTTTGGAAATTCATGCTTTTTAAAATTCTCTAGCCACAAATTCCCCTTATATCCACATTGCGTATGACTCCCCCACCTCTTTGATAAATCACTGTTCTCATCTACGTAATCCCACCCCTTATTCATCCCGTACCCTCTTATCAACCCATCATATCCTGTAAACACCGCTGTATAATAACCCTGCTCCTGCAACCCTACCTGTATCATTCTTTTCTCTGGATGCATAGCACAGTCATACATTCTTCTTATCCCATGTTCATACGGATATAGCCCTGTCAACATTGAACAATGACTTGCTGGTGTATATGGTGCTGTTGCCTGTACGTTATGATACACAAAGGAGTTCCCCATCAACTCTTTTATGTTTTTCAAATCCACCATATCATTATGTATTACAGCATCATACCTCCCACAATCTATTGTTATCAATATTTTATTCATTTGTCGTTATCCTACTAAAATCTCTCCTTGCGTAGGGTACTTTTCCCTTACGCTTTTCCAAACATATATTATATTTCTGTTGACACCAATTTTTCAAATCATCCTTCCTTATATAATACTCACCCATAAAATAATTTATCACATCCCTCAACATATAATTCCCCCACACATCCCCGAATACTATTCCGCTCTGCAACCTCGGATTCCAGTCTATCAATTTCCATCCTCCATCACCGCTCTGTGCATGCTTAAATTGAAATCCATGTACACCATACAACTGATTCATCTCCCCCAAAAACTCACATACATCATATACATGCTCAAAAAATTCATGCTTCGCCACCGTTGTTTTTCCATCCATCTCTTCCATCCTCTTCCTCATTAGCATCTCTTGTATCATCCCATCATGGTAAAGCACATCAACACTCAAAAGAAAACCATTACAATATTCCTGAAAGTACCAATCATCTTTATTCAATTTTGGATAAGGTATATCACCATAATACCACCTCTCTTTACCAGACTTCACAACACCTATATCTTTACCAAAAGAATTGATATTATCCGTTACAACATAAAAACCCCTACCACCATTACTGCTTTTCTTTTTCAAACATGCCCTATCTTCCTTCTCTGATACCAAAGGATACAATTCATTTATAAATCCCTCATCAATACTTAATATTTTCGGCACTACATATTCAAAACCGCTACCGTCCAACATATCCCACAACTTTCCCTCTGTAAATTCGGTCAACAACAAGTTGCCTGTTCCGAATACAGACTTATCCATCACTTCTGGCTCAAACATAAAATCATGCAATTTTTGCGTATTCAACGGTACAAATAAATCAATCTCACCATACCTCTTTGCAAACTCACTCACATCCTCCACCCCATCATAATCATTTTTTAACTTCCTATCTATCCGTATGATCTCTACCTCTGGTTCATACCATTTTTGTATGTTTCTGCAAATGCTACTGCCACCAATTCCCTCACTTCCAAAAACCATAATTCTCATAAAATAATCCTTAACTTACCTTAACTCAACGCAACATAACATGACTCAACTCAACACACCAAATTATTCAAAATCTATATTTATCAAATTATCCAATGATTCTTGATAATACCCATCAACTTCTTCAACCTCAACATCCTTATCCAAAAACTTCTCAAAATCAATATCCCCGGCACTCAATGCACTCTCCTTTACAGCTTCCAATGCGCTTGCCACATCCACCTGTGTTTCGTTTTCCTCTGCCAACTTTGACAACACATACACTCTATCAAGCACATCACCACTAATATTTATTACATCCCTCACATTCTCGATCTTTCTTACTGCTCTATTTGTTTGTAATAGCATAATTTTTCCTTAACTTACCTTAACTTAACGCAACATAACTAAACACAACTCAACATAACTCATTATGCCTTCAACGCTTTGTGTGTATTCTCTGGCAATACTGCAATCTTCTCACCCCACTCAACACTCCCATCATCATACACATCAAAACACATTATTCCGAAATCTATTGCATCGTTAAAATTTTCCATCCCGTACTCGCTTCCAAATCCCTGTAATGACGGACAAGTAATAATCCAACTCCCTAATGATTTCTGTGCATGAAAATAATGTACATGACCCCTCAATATAAAATCAGCATTCGGTTCTTTCCCTATTCCACTGTTTATCAAATTCCAAAGATTCTCTCTTGCTGGTGCCGTTGCTCTTCCGTGTGGTATGCTCGATCTTCCAACTTTATGTTTCAAATCAAAGGTTACATTTTTACCCTTCTCACATTCTATCTCAACAAAAGAATGCGATTTTAAACTTGCACCATCTATACCATCACACACATCCTCTTCCCAATCTCTCACATGATACCTTGATCCATACACCATAAAATATTTCTCTGCTTTTAACACTTTCAAACATTGTGTTGCCATACTTACCTGTGCGCTTCTCTTTGTTCTAATTGAATCCCTACCATCATTTTTTGATTGTTTTCCATCAACAATATCTCCAAGCACAAACCCTATATCTATTGGATACAAACTTGCCATTATTGCATTATACCACTTCCATTGTGCTTGCTGTATTCTTACCCACGGTTCATCTTCTGTATTGTTTGGATTTCCTTGCCACTCCGCTGGTGTCATACCAACCCTGCTTCCACAATGCAGATCATTCACGGTAACTATCCTCTTAAAACCTCGCTTCTTCTTCTTCGCCATATATTTTCCTTAAAAAAATAAATAATCCTTAACTTACCTTAACTTAACGAAACCTAACTTAACTAAACGCAACTAATTTATTCAGCCTTTAATTTCTTAACCTTGAAATCCTTCACCTCAAATCGTCCATACAATCCGCTCTGCCTTGGTCTCCAACGTAACAACCCTATAAACATCCCCGAATAGGAAAGGTATTCTTTCAGCTTTTCGGGATCCACTGTTTCATCCAGCACCGTGATCTCTGCCTTTCCCTTCCACTTATCTATAATAGGAAATGTTTTCCACACCCTGCTTGTTCCACCCTTCTTACCATCAGAAGGAACATGCACCCTTATTTTTTTTACCTTATCCTCTTTGATTCCCAGCATAACATCCTTCAAAACCATAACCCCAGCTTCAAAATGCTTTGTATATGTTGCCTTGCCCTTTCCCGGCACTGTCTCGCTAACATACTTTGCACATCCCTCCAAGCACTTTTTTAATGCTGGTGCCGGTATAAATACCTCCCCATTTTTATCTGTATGTAACTTCTGCTTCCACGTTCTATCCTCAAACGCTTCATGTGTCTCCCCTTTTGCTTTCTTCTCCAATAGCACCTTACTATAACTTAACGGACTCTGCCCAACCAATGTGCATGTAGCTTTGTACATCTTTGTTCTCCATAAAAAAGAAAAATCCTCACCTTAACTTAACTGAACCCAACTCGACTTAACCCAACCAAACTCAACGAATTTATCTCCTACAAAATCATACATAATTACAAATCCTTACCTTAACATAACTCAACCGAACACAACCAAACTCAACAAAACACAACTCAACGCAACTAACGGGATTCATTCCACTATCCTTATTGCTTCAAATATTTCTGCATACTGCTTCCCAACCTTGCCACCATAATGTTTTGCCAACTCAATAAATTTATCACCATCAAAATAATCTCTCCAATCTTGACTTTTAAAACATTTTATCCCCTGTATCTTTTTCTCTATATCCTCTTTCTCCAATACGCTAAAAACATCCGAATCTATTTTAAACACATTCCACTCAAGAATATATCCAAGAATACTGCAATATTTAAAACACCTCAAAGATTCTTTATATATCTGTTGATGGTCTTGGTGTATGTCTGCACCACATGGGATAAACACTAAATCTGGCTTATAGGATTCTTTTATCTGTAACATCTTATCAAGTATTTGCTGTCTATCTCTTCCAAAATTTCTCACTTCAAAGTTGTGGGCAAAACCTTTTATTCCAAACAATGTTTTATATTCATTAAACTCTTCAACTAAATCTGTTCTATCAACAAAAGAAAAACAAACCTCTTTCACCTCATGCCCAAGCCGAACATGCTTTGCTATTGTTCCACCCATTGAAAAACAACCATCATCCGTATGCCCACTTAATACAAGCACCTTCATTTTGTGTACTCCCAAAACTTCTCTATATACAAACTCTTTGCTTCTGCTGGTGTTAATATCTTCTCTATCTTTATTACTTCATGCGGTTCTATATATTTCCAACCCCAGCCGTCCACCATATAATCAAAAAACCTCTGTGCTTCACTCACCAACAATACCTTATCTGCCCACTTCACAATCATTTCAGATTCATCATCTAACTCCAAATTAAACGCTTCATATATCTCTTTATATATTTTATCTTCCAGCTTTGTTATCGCTCCACCATTCTCATCATTCAAATATCTCTTCATTGGTGTTATTACATCACTCATATATGCTTCCAATGCATCATGTAATAATCCATGTATCCTTATTTCTTCTGGTATTATCCTTGAAACCTCTATACAATGCTGTGCTACCGAATTATGTGCGCCAAACCCTTCACAAAAATATGTGTGTGTAGATGTTGCAATCCCACCAACATATTCTTCCCCCTCATCATATGCCTTTATTATTTGCAAAACATCTTTTCCGCTCCTTAATTCTTTTTTAAAATCATCTGCTTCCATGATAGACTTTATTTTTTTTATCAATCGTATTGGCTGAACAGCCCCAATAAACTCAAATATTTTTTTCCAACCTCCTTTTAACTGAACATAACAAACTCCGCTTGTTCCTTTTGGTGCCATACGATACTGCACGCCAAAATTGTTAAAAATTCTTACAAGTTTGTCTAAAACAACACCTTGCTTTTGCCCAACAGCACACTGCGTTCCCTTTCTGTTCTTTATTGATATATTCCCTTCACCATCCCAAAAACCACTTAACCAACCACCAACCCTGCCCCCCCAACAACCCCAAGGCTCAAGAAATTTATGAAGATAACGCTTCCTTCCTCGTTCAATATCATCTTTAATTTTTTGTGACGTTAACCATGTTTGATTGTGCGATTGTTTTGTTGCTACAAGCCAAGGGTGTTCAGCGGATGCACGAACAGTACTGCCATCTGACATTTCTAACCTAATAATTTTCCTTTTTGGATTTTGCTTATGGGTAACAAATGTTGGTCTTATTTTTCTTCGCTTTTTGTTCCCACTACCAGAAAAAAATGGGTATTCATCGAATCCAACCAAACAATCTCCAACATCAATATCACCAACGGCAACCCAAGTTAAATCACTCTTCAAAACCCTCTGCTCTTGTGTTGGACAATAAAACTCTCTTGTATGCCCATTGTATCTGCACTTCATACTTAATGCATGTGCTATATCTATTATATCAATCTTATCAGCATTGCTCCCAGTGTAATCTATTTTTTGATTGCAAAACGTTTGAAACCAATAACTATCATTACCCATTGCTCTCTCCCTGCTAACTTTCCTTGAAATAATCTATCATATTCTGCAAATCACTAAACACCGGTATATTATTTTTCTTTGCACGTTCTATCTCTCGCTTTGTTCCCTCGCT